CTTAAATGCGGTTAACTAGTCACGATTTACGTGAATTACAAATCCTTAAGTACTACAGGCTCGTTAGAAAATGGGCCTGTAAGACTTACGGGTTAAAAGACGCAGACTTAGAGTTACTAATTTATTTAGACTGTAAAAAGCGTTTTACAAGAAATGAGTTTATAGACGGAACTTATACATACTCTTGGGATAAAGAGAGATGGGAGCGTCTAAGAAGAAAAGGCTGGATAGAAGTTTGGAGACATAGAAATCGCACGACGATAAAATATAGCATATATAAAACTTCATTTAAGTGCAGCCAACTAATAAGTAGGATATATAGAATATTGTTAGCAGAAGAAGATTTACCAATATCAGACAGAAGTATATTCTATAATAACAAATCATATACTGATAAAGTTTATAATAAAGCTATTGACGATATGATAAAAGACAAAGACAGATAATATGGTATTTAAAATGAAAAGCCCGCTAGCTTTGTTTGGTAATAAAGAGTTACGTAAAGCAAAAAGAAAAGCTAGAAAACAATTAAAAAAAGAGGGTAAGCTTACTAAAGAAGCTAGAAAAGAAATTAGAAAATATAAAGATTATTAATGGCATTTAAATTAGGTACATCAAAAGGATTAAAAGCAAGTGGCGGTAATATAACTTCTAAATTTAAGTTTGCAAGAAATAAAGAAGTTGTACCTGGGGTACCAGTATTTAAAAAAAAGCTTGATGAAGGTGTTGTAGCTGAAGCTAATGCTGATGGAACTATATTTGTTAGTAAAGACGTTAATGAGAACAGTCAAGAATATAGAAGAGCTATGGTTCATGAAGTTCAGCACAATACAGCTATGAGAATAGGATCTGAAACTTATGATGATGATTTTGTTTATTTTCATGGAGCTAAGTGGAGAAGACAAAACGGTTATATAATAGATCCATATACAGGTAAAAAATATGAGGAAGGTAGTAATGAACTTCCTTGGGAAAACAATAAAGTATGATACAAAATTTAGTAGGAGGACTTTTTAGCAAAGTAATTGATAACGCAGAAGGTATCCTCGACAAAGTAATTACAACTGACAAAGAAAGAGATGCTGCAAAGTTAGCGTTAAAAAAATTAATGCTTGAAGCAGAAAAAGAAGCTTTTGCAAAAGAAGTTGAAGATCGTAAATCTGCACGTGATATGTATAAAGACGATGCTTTAATACAAAAGATATTAGCTTCATTATTTACAGTAGCTTACTTTGGTATTACATTTGTAATGTTTAATTACTTTGTAACAAAATCAATAGATTTAGGAGAGTTTGAAATTAGTTTCATCTCTACAATATTTGGTGCTATGAGCGCTAAAGTAAATACCATCATAGATTTTTTCTTTGGTGGTTCATCAAAAAAGAACGAACAAATAAAAGAAAAATAAAATGGGACAAAATTCAACAGAAGTAGCATATGGCTTTGGTCAGTTTGGATCTACTTATCTAACAGGCGACGGAGCAAAGTTAGATTTAGATGGCGCAACTGCTAAGTATTATATAAACGCTATAACATTTACAGAAGATACTACATTTCAAACATTAGGTATTTTAGATGCTGGAGTTCAATTAGGTTTAGGTAAAACACATTTTGTTTCTACAGAAGATACTCAAACACTAGATACTGATTGGGGTGCTGTAACAGACGCAGGTGATGATGATGGTAAGGTTGTTACTACATCACATACTTTTCCAAAAGGTGTTACATTATATGGTATGTATGATTTTGTAGAATTAAACAGTGGAGCTTGTATATGCTATGTAGCTCCAAGACCAGACTATAGAACTAGAGCTGCTGCTATATAATGTTAGGGTTAGGAAATAGCATAACAGGTGGTGCAGCTTTATCTGCTTTTAACATTAATGATTTAAGTCCAAAGTTGTGGCTAGCTTTTAACACTGGTCAAGGTGCTATAACAGATGGTATACAGTGGGACGATCAATCAGGTAACGGTAGTCATGCTTCTCAAACTATAGACGCTCAAGAAGGTGATGGTTTTAGTGGTGGTGCTTTTGTTTGTGATGCAGGTAGTACAGATAATTTAGATTTTGCTGTTACTTTTAACATGACAGGTGCTTATCACGTGTTTATGGTTTTAAATTTAGCAGAAGAAAGTAATGAAACATTTTTAAGTAGTGTAGACAACGTTAGTTTTATGCGTTTTGCACAAGGTGGTACAGCAACTGCATTTAAAATGAAAAACGGTGGTACAACTGTAAATATTACATTAAGCGAAGGATTTGGAACTACTAAAGCTATAGCAGAAGTAACAAGAGATAGCAGTAACAATATAAGAGTTTTAAAAAATGGTGCATCACTAGGTTCAGGTAATGGCTCAGGTACATTTGCAGTTGAACAAATAGGTTCTTCTTCAAACGGTATGACATCAGCTGAGATACACGAAGTAGTAATATTTAACGAAGCGTTAAGTAGTGCAAACGCAACATCAGTAAGAAATGATATAGCTAATAGAACTAGCATATCAATATAGTATTAATTTAATTAAATAAAAAAATGGCAAAAAGAAAAACACCAAAGGTGGATAAGGTCGTTGACCTTAAACCTAAAGCAGAAAAAATAACAGATGAGCAATTACAAAAATTGCAAAAGTCTGTTGGTAATATAAATAGAGCTAAAACTGAATTAGGAGCTCTTGAGTTACAAAAACACTCTATTGTTAAAATAATAGAAGAATTAGGTGGTGCTCTAAACGAGCTTAGGACTGAGTTTAAAAATGATTATGGAACAGATAATATAAATATCAACGATGGTTCTATAATGTACTCTGAAGAAAATGTCAAAGCTGATTCGTAAAATAACAATAGGTAAAGATTACAAAATTGACTCTATGCACTATTCTGTTGGACAGGAAGTGTATGGAGGTCATGTAATCTGCGATATAATAGAAGAAGATGATAAGTACTCTATTTATATTCGTAAAGAAAAGGTTGTTATACCTTGGAAAGACTTTAATAAAAACATGGCTATATCAGTTGAATATAATCTAGAATATTAATGAACAGCGTTTATAACTTTGTTATTACGCCTGCAGGTGAAAGGTATAATAATAAAAAAAAGGTTGGAGATAAAAATTTAATACTAAATACCGAAATATATAACCATGAATATGTTAATCGTGAAGGCGTTGTTATTAGTTGTCCTATTGTGGGTAATACATCTATCAAACCAGGAGACAAAGTAATAGTACATCACAACGTGTTTCGTAGATGGCATAATATTAAAGGTGTAGAAAAGAATAGTAAAGCTTGGTTTTCAGAAGATAAATATATAGTTTGTCAAGATCAAATATTTTTATATAAAAATAAAGATCAGTGGAAGCCAATACCTGGATTTTGTTTTGTAAAACCAATTAAAAACAAGTGTAGTTGGGGTTTAGAAAAAGAAGATCCTACAAAAGGTGTAGTTAAATACACTGATGGTAGTTTTGAAGAAGGTGATGTTGTAGGTTTTACACCGTTCTCTAAATATGAGTTTATTATAGATGGAGAAAAGTTATATAGAGTTTACTCTAAATTTATTACAATTAAATATGAATATAAAGGAAACGAAGAAACTTATAATCCAAGCTGGGCACAGAGCGGTTGAAGAGTTGATTAATGTAGCTAAAGAAAAAATCATTACTAATACTGATGATGATGTTTCTGCTGATAGATTAAAAAATGCTGCAGCTACTAAAAAGTTAGCTATATTTGATGCGTTTGAAATACTTAACCGTATACAAGAAGAAGAAAATATTCTGGAAGGAAAGACACAAGAAGAAAAAAAAGAACGAGTATTTAAAGGCTTCGCGGAAGGCAGATCGAAATGAGTTACAAGCAAAGTTTATATAAAATAGTTGAACCAGTTAAGAAGACAACAATAAATCGACTTAACAAAAAACGTAAATGGGAGTATGGATACAATAAAGAAAATGATATCGTTGTTATATCAAAAAGTGGTAAAATTGGAGAAATTATTCAGATCCAAGGTTTGTCAATTGGTTTGCCGTTGGAACCAGTGCAATTGCGATTGTCCGATGCCAACAAGTGGCAAAAAATAGAATATCCAAAAGAATTAAGTAAGCTTAAAAATATATTTGATTGGAGAGCATACCCAGAAGAAAATAAAGATAAGTGGTATGATTTTATAGATGAAGAGTTTAAGCGTAGAGAAGAAGGATTTTGGTTTATAAACAATGGTAAGCCTACGTACATAACAGGTAGTCATTATATGTATTTACAATGGAGTAAAATAGATGTTGGTGCTCCAGATTTTAGAGAAGCCAACAGGTTGTTCTTTATATTTTGGGAAGCGTGTAAAGCTGATAAACGTTGTTATGGTATGTGTTACTTAAAAAACAGACGTAGTGGTTTCTCATTTATGTCATCAGCTGAAACAGTTAACTTGGCTACTATTTCGAGTGACTCTAGATATGGAATATTATCAAAAAGTGGTGGAGATGCTAAAAAAATGTTTACAGATAAAGTCGTACCTATATCGATTAACTATCCGTTTTTCTTTAAACCGATACAAGACGGTATGGACAGACCTAAGTCTGAACTTGCTTATCGCGTACCTGCAAGTAAGTTTACGCGTAAAAAAATTACTGCCAACGAAAAGCAAGAAGAGTTGGTTGGACTTGACACTACTATTGATTGGAAAAATACAGGTGACAACAGTTATGATGGAGAAAAACTTAATCTGTTAGTACACGATGAAAGTGGTAAATGGGAAAGACCTGATAACATATTAAACAACTGGCGTGTAACAAAAACTTGTTTACGTCTTGGTAGTAGAATTATAGGTAAATGTATGATGGGTTCAACTAGTAACTCATTAGACAAAGGTGGTGATAACTTTAAAAAGTTGTATAACGACAGTGATGTCACAAAAAGAAATAGAAATGGTCAAACACGTTCTGGTTTATATTCTTTGTTTATCCCAATGGAGTGGAACTATGAAGGATTTATTGATGAGTTTGGACAGCCCGTATTCAATACCCCAGAGCAAGAAAGTTTTGGACCTGACGGAGAACTAATAGATATAGGTGTTATTGATCATTGGAATAACGAAGCTGATGGATTAAAAGGTGATCAAGATGCGTTAAACGAGTTTTACAGACAGTTTCCAAGAACTGAAGAACATGCGTTTAGAGATGAAACAAAAAATAGTATATTTAACTTAGTTAAAATATACGAACAAATAGATTATAATGAAGGTATAAGAAACAGTGCAGCTGTTACTTCAGGAAACTTTCAATGGATCAACGGTGTAAAAGATACTAAAGTAGTTTTTATGCCAGATCAAAACGGTAGATTTAATGTTAGCTGGGTGCCAGCATTAAATTTACAAAATAGAGTATTTTTAAAAAATGGAGTTAAATACCCAGGCAATGAACATATTGGCGCTTTTGGATGTGACAGCTACGATATTAGTGGTACTGTTGATGGCAAAGGTTCTAAAGGAGCGTTACACGGATTAACAAAGTTTTCAATGGAAGATGCTCCATCAAACCACTTTTTTTTAGAATACCTAGCAAGACCACAAACAGCAGAGATGTTTTTTGAAGATGTACTTATGGCTTGCATATTTTATGGTATGCCAATACTTGCAGAAAATAACAAACCAAGATTATTATATTATTTTAAACGTAGAGGTTATAGAGCGTTTAGTATGAACAGACCAGATAAAGTTTGGAATAAGTTGTCTACAGCTGAAAAAGAAATAGGTGGCATACCAAACTCGAGTGAAGATATAAAGCAAGCTCATGCAGCTGCTATTGAAATGTATATAAATGATCATGTTGGAGTTAAACAAACAGGTGATTACGGTAATATATATTTTAATGACACTCTTATTGATTGGTCTAAGTTCGATATAAATAAAAGAACTAAACACGATGCATCTATTAGTAGTGGCTTAGCTATTATGGCTTGCAACAGACACCTTTATAAACCAGTTGCTGATAAGCAAAGAAGTAAACTAAATATAAATATATCTAGATATAGTAACAAAGGAGCTATATCTAAAATAATTAAACAATAAATATGGCAGAGTCTGCGTATAGAAAATATTTTCCTAGTCAAGTTGTTAGTGACATAGAAAAAGTTAGTTATGATTACGGTTTAAAAGTAGCTAAAGCAATAGAATCAGAGTGGTTCAATAATGATAGAAATATAAAACGTTCTAGATATAATATAATTAAAAATGATTTTCATAAATTAAGATTATATGCTAGAGGTGAACAATCAATACAAAAGTATAAAGATGAATTATCTATTAATGGTGATTTATCTTATTTAAATCTAGACTGGACGCCTGTCCCAATTATTCCTAAGTTTGTTGATATCGTGGTTAACGGTATTGCTGAAAGAACTTATGATATAAAAGCTTACTCACAAGATCCATACGGTGTTTCAAAACGTACTAAGTATATGGAAGATATACTAGACGATATGCGTATGCAACAGTTTAATGATTATATCGAAGAAGCATTTAATGTTGACATGTACAACACAGATCCTTTTGAACTACCTGGTTCTCAAGAAGAGTTAGAACTACACATGCAGCTAAGTTATAAGCAGGCTATTGAAATAGCAGAAGAACAAGCTATAACTACTTTAATGGAAGGTAATCAATACGAACTTATTAAAAAAAGATTTTATTATGATTTAACTGTTTTAGGTATTGGTGCAGTTAAAACATCATTTAACACTTCTGAAGGTGTTACTATAGATTATGTTGATCCTGCTAATTTAGTTTATTCACATACTGACTCACCTTACTTTGATGATATATATTATGTAGGTGAAGTAAAAGAAATACCATATAACGAACTTGTAAAACAGTTTCCATTTTTAACTGAAGAAGATTTAGAAGAAATAAAAAAGACTAATTATAAAAGATATTCTAGCTATAGAAGTTCTGTTTCTTATAAAGAGTCTGATGCTAACACTGTTCAAATTTTATATTTTAACTATAAAACTTATATGAATCAAGTTTATAAGCTAAAAGAAAGTGGTAGTGGTGCTGAAAAGATTATTGAAAAAGACGATACATTTAATCCACCAGCTGATAATGAAGGTAACTATAGTAGATTAGATAGATCTGTAGAAACTCTTTATGAAGGAGCTTTAATATTAGGTGGAGATAGATTATTAAAATGGGAGATGTCTAAAAACATGATGCGACCTAAAAGCGATTATACTAAAGTTAAAATGAATTACGCTATTGTAGCACCTCGTATGTATAGAGGTAAAATTGATTCATTAGTAAATCGTATAACAGGTTTTGCTGATATGATACAGTTGACACATTTAAAGCTACAGCAGGTCATGTCGCGTATGGTGCCAGACGGTGTATATCTTGATGCTGATGGTTTAGCAGAAGTTGATCTTGGTAATGGAACAAACTATAATCCACAAGAAGCTTTAAATATGTTCTTTCAAACAGGTTCTGTTGTAGGTAGATCATTTACACAAGATGGTGATATGAACCCAGGTAAAGTACCTATACAAGAAATAACTAGTGGTAGTGGTGGTAACAAAATGCAAGCTTTAATAGCTAATTATAATTATTACTTACAGATGATTCGTGATGTAACCGGATTAAATGAAGCTAGAGATGGTAGCATGCCAGATAAAAACGCTTTAGTAGGTGTACAAAAATTAGCAGCTGCAAATAGTAATACAGCTACAAGACATATATTACAGTCTGGTTTATATTTAACAAGTCATGTTGCAGAGTGTTTATCACTTAGAATATCTGATATACTAGAATATTCTCCAACAGCTGATGCTTTTGTTCAAGCTTTAGGAGCACACAATGTTGCTACATTAGAAGAAATGTCAGAACTTTACTTATATGATTTTGGTATATTCTTAGAATTATCACCTGATGAAGAAGAAAAACAGTTACTTGAAAACAATATACAAATGGCTTTATCTGCAGGTTTAATAGATCTTGAAGATGCTATAGATTTACGTACTATTAAAAATGTAAAACTAGCTAATCAAGTATTAAAGATTAGAAGAAAAAAGAAACAAGAAAGAGATCAAGCTATACAACAACAAAACATACAAGCTCAATCACAAGCTAACGCGCAAGCTCAGCAAGTAGCTGCTCAAGCTGAAGTTCAAAAGAATCAAGCTTTAACACAACAGAAAGCTCAACTAGCTCAAGCGCAAAGTCAAATAGATATGCAAAAGATGATGGCTGAGTCTGAACTTAAAAAACAACTTATGGCTTTAGAGTTTCAGTATAACATGCAGTTAAAAGGTATAGAAACTGAAGGTCAAAAATCAAAAGAAAAAGAAAAAGAAGATCGTAAAGATGAAAGAACAAGAATACAAGCTTCACAACAAAGTGAACTTATAGACCAAAGAAAGACAGGTGCACCACCTAAAAAGTTTGAATCTTCAGGTAATGATATACTTGGAGGTGGATTTAATTTAGGTGCTTTTGAACCTAGATAATAAACACTTAATTTTTTATATTATATATTATGGAACAAGAATTAGAAAAAGTTGAGAACGTTGAAGAAACAACTCAACAAGTTGATGAAAGTAAATTTATGTCTGCAGATAACCCAGATGTTATTAAAGTAGATTTAGATAACCCACCATCAATAGAAGAAAAACAAGAAACAAAAAAAGAACAAGATGCCACTACAGAGCAAAGCACAGATGAGGTACCTGTTCGCGACGAATCCAAAGTTAGCGAAGAAGTACGTGAAGAAAACGTCGAAGCAGAAGCTGAAAAGCCTGCCGGAGAAAAAGAAGAAGAGCGGGTTCAAGATGATCAACCCGTTATTGAAGAAGTAACTGACGAAGTTGAAGAGAAAGTTGAAGAGCTTGTAGAAGAAGTAGAAGAAGCTGTTGCAGAAGCTGAAGCTACTGGCAAACCACTACCAGAGAATATCCAAAAGTTAGTTGACTTTATGGAAGATACTGGAGGTGATTTAGAAGATTATGTAAGACTTAATCAAGATTATTCTAAAATGGATAACTTAACAGTTTTACAAGAATATTATAAACTAACTAAACCTCATCTTGACGCTGAAGAAAGAGCGTTTTTAATGGATGAAACTTTTTCATATGATGAAGAAGCTGATGAGGAGAAAGATATTAGAAAAAAGAAAATAGCCTTAAAAGAGCAAGTTGCCGAGGCTAAAGCCTACTTAGACGGGCAGAAGTCTAA